CTCACCATCATCGGATCCATAGACAAGATGGTCATCGGCTGGACTGCCGAGCACTTCTCCCAAGCCGCCCACTGGCTACCAGGGGTCTGCGACGGCTGCACTTTGTGGGTCATGGAGCGCACCGAGTGCTACTGGGGAGCCCACGCCCATCTCTGCTTCAAGTGCCTAGAATGGTCGCTCCAATACTTCGCCAAGTACGACCGATGGCCCGAGGGCAACTGGTTCCCCGACGAGCTCAGCAATCTTGAGGGCATCAACCTAGAAGCAGATGAGGACGATGAAGCGTAGCCGCCTGAACCCCGTGAGCAAGAAGCGCCAGACCCTCAACGTCGCTCGGCGTATCTTCGTCAAGCGCATCCTCGAAGAACGCCCCCAGTGCGAGGCTCAAATCCCCTACGTCTGCTCCAACCACTCGGTAGACGTGCATGAGATTATGACCCGAGCCCGAGGGGGCGACATTCTGGCCGACGATAACGTCCTCGCCCTCTGCCGACGTTGCCACACCTTCATCACCGAGAACCCTGCCTTCTCCCAAGAACACGGCTTCACCGTCCACTCCTGGGCAACCTCCGCCGACCTCATCGCCGCCCACCGAGCAAGGGAGATCTATGCGCGAGAAGCGTAAGTTCTACATAGGCCGAGCCTTCAATACCGAGTGCTGGTATTCCTCCGAGCACCGCACCCCTCGAAAGCGCAAGAAGGACATCAAGCGCCGAGGAATGACCGACGCCCTAACGACGATGGTGGAACTCATGTTCGAGGCCAAGAGTGACCACTGACCCCCTCTTCGGCAAATCCGTGTGGAAGAACTCCATGCTGGAGAAAGAGTTTCACGAGCAGGTCGCCCACCTCATGCGCCTGAACGGTTGGTCGGTCTACTCCGTCCCCGACAGCCGACGGGTGAGCCTTGCCGGTTATCCCGATGTCACCGCTTGGCGTGGCACTCGTCTCATCTTCGCCGAACTCAAGCGAGAGAAGGGGCGCACCTCCCCAGCCCAAGATGACGTGCTCGAAGAGCTGCGCCAAATCCCCTGCGCCGAGGTCTATCTCTGGAAGCCAAGCGACTGGGCTAGCATTGAGGAAATCGTGTCGAGGAGGAACCCGTGAAGAACTCAGACCGCATGATCCGTGACCGCAAGATAATCGAGGCCACCATCTCACGTCTGACCGACGGCGTTATGCTCGACCTCTGCCGACGCGCCGGAACCCGAGCCATCGCCGACAGCGCCGAGCGTGGCCCCCGAGGGAAGGGGACACACTCCGACCCGACCGCCGCCGCCGTCATCCGCAAGGAGAGCGCACGTCTCGCAGACCCCGTGTTCGATAGCGTCCGAGACATCAGCCGACTGCTCGACGAGATGGCACGCTGCTCGCAGAAACTCCAAGACCTCGTGCGCTTCGTGCAGACCGGCAAGGAACAAGCCAAAGCCCAGACCACCGCGAACTGCAAGCAGTGCGACCGCTTGGTCTATTGCACCCCTGCGGATCGCCTCCGCTCGGGGCTCTGCCAGGCGTGCTACCAAGCCCAGCGACGCGCTAAAGCCCAGTAATTGCAAGGGTTCTAAAAGTTTCTAAAAAAATCCACGAATTGACTTGCATTGTGTCCTACCGTTGGACAATAATGAACACATCGGCAACAACGCCGAGTTCCTGAGGAGGAAGAAATGAAGAAGTCAGAAGAGCAGTACAGCGCAGAGACCAAGTCGCTTCGCAAGGCCGGTTACAAGATGTACGCCTGCTTCCGCACAAGCGCCGAGGACTTGGAAGCAAACCCCTTCGGTTCAGAGATTGCTGACCGTGAGCAAGTCATCGACAGTCGTGGACGCATCTGGTTCAAGAAGACCGCCGAGGAACTTGCAACNGCTCGCAACGCATTTATCAACGCTGGTTTCGGTTCATTGGTTGGTGCATAATGGAAGTCAAGCCCTACGCNTTCGGACGCTTCGCCTACGGCAAGTGGACAATCTTCTGCCCGACCTGCTGGACGAACAAGTACGGCAAGCGTCAAGCCACCGCCGACCTCACCGGCTCCAACGGTGACGTAATCCCCTGCTCAGTCTGCGGAACGGAGTTGTCATGACGTACAAAGTCACCGACACCGCGCCTATCCCGTTGGTGCTTGAGTTCGTCAAGATGACCACGCACGACGAGACCCTGCGGATCTACATCATCGAGTACCGCAAGACCGGCGATGACGCGTTCTACTTCGGACTGTTCCAGGCAAGCCAAATTGAGGACACTTGGAACGAGCCCGAGCTCATCGACTACTACGTCCATTACGAAGGCGCGCTCGACGGCCTCAACGCCATCACCCTGAACTGGCTCGCTGAGGGGTTCCAGTATGACGTATAACCTCTTCGACCTACCGCCCTACGAGGACACGCTCACCAGCATCCTCGCCGCCGAGAGCATGATGGGCAAGACGGCCTCGCTCCGTAGTCGGGTACTCGAAGCCCTGCGCCAAGAGCCCATGACCGACGAGCAGATCGCCGAGCGCCTCAACCTCGCCCCCAACACCGCCCGACCCCGACGCATCGAACTGGCGCAGGACGGGCTGGTCAAGCAGGTGGGCGAGACCAAGACCAAGTCAGGACGCCGAGCAATCCTCTGGGGGGCAGCATGAACGAAGTCAAGATGAGCTACGAGGTGTTCAACATCCTTTGCTCCATGCTCAAGGAGCCAGGGTTCGCCCCGTTCTACTGGCTGGAGAACGGAGACCTCGGCTATAACGAGGACTGGAACAAGGTGGCAGAGGACGAATGGGAGGAGGACGAATGAGCACGTTTCTATTCATGGTCGGCGTAGTCATTCTGGGCGCATTCTTCGGGATACCACGATGAGCAGGCGGTCTTGGCAAGTTCGGCAGCGAGCCTTTGACCTGATGTTTGAAGTCATCGCGTGCGCCCATTGTGGCCGAAGTGGGACTAACCAGCTTGACCCCGATGGTAAAAAATGGCACATGGATCACCTGATGCCACTGGCGGCAGGTGGGGCAGACAAAGTGGAGAACCTAGTCAAGTCGTGCCAGTCTTGCAACCTCTCGAAAGGAAAGAAAGTGATTACGACCTACAAGCGTTTCTCAATCAGGGAAGCAGCGCGTCTGAGCGGCGTCCACCCCGACACCATCCGACGAGCGTGGAAAGACGGCAGGCTAAAGAGCGCAGGCAAAAGCGACCTCAATGGAGCCCTGCTATTCACCTATGCCGACCTTATGGTGGCAGGCTTCGACGTAACAGGCCGCACGCCCAGCATCGAGGCACACCCAAAGCAGAACGAGGTCGAGCACCTGCGCGAACAAAACTCACGGCTCCTGGCAATCATCGAAAACCTGACGAAACAACTGGTCTCTAATGGCTGACCTCTTCACCGTCGCCCGAGTGCAGGACGGCATCGCCAAGAGCCTGCGCCGGATTGACGAGCTCGTGGATCAGATTGCCGAGGCCGGAGACCTTGCCGCCGAAACCGAGGTGGCCTACAAGACCGAGTTCGCCAAAGCCCGTCTGACCTACCGAGCCCTGCACGACAAGGCCACCGTCGGGGCTGTGGAGGACTACGCCACCGACGCCTGCGCCGACCTGCTCCTGGCTTACAAGATTGCCGACAACCGACTAACGACCTCACGGGAGAGCCTGCGAGCCGCCCAGTCGCGTCTCGACGGTCTGCGGAGCCTGCTGTCGAGCATCAAAGCCGCGACTTGANCNCGTNACACCCCTGCATTAGTATCGCAGTACCTAGCGCCTGAGGAGGCACAATGAAAGTAGTAACCCGTACAGATGTAATCACTAAGGCCGAATGGCTCGAAGCCAGGGGCGAGGGCATCGGTGGATCCGACGCCGGAACCATCCTCGGCATCAACCCCTACAAGGGCCGCCTGCAGCTCTGGCTGGAGAAGACCGGACGAGTTCAGGACGCCTTCACCGGCAACGAAGCCACGAGCCTCGGCTCCGCCTTCGAGCGCCCAATCGCCGAAATCTACGCCAAGCAGGTAGCGAAGGACAACCTCGCTGTCGTGTCGTGGCCGGTTCTGCTCAAGGGCAAGCACGAGTTCCAGTTGGCAAACGTGGACTTCCTCATCTGCCGAGTGAGCGACATCAACGTCCACGAGTTCGAGTTGGGCAAGGTCAATGAGTATTACGGCAACGAACTCCCCGTCGGAACCTGCGGCATCCTCGAGGTCAAGACCACGGGGCTCTCTGGCTACGGCAACGCTAAGGGCTGGGCGAACAACGCAGTCCCCGAGTCCTACTTCTGGCAGGGCTGTCACTACGCTGCCGTGACGGGCATCGTGGACGTGACGTTCGTGTGCCTCATCGGTGGGCAGGGAATCGTCACCCGTGACGTGACCTACACCAGCGAGCAACTGACCAGCCTGGAGAAAGCCGAGGCGGAGTTCTGGGCGCAGATGCACTCGGACATCGAGCCCGTGGCTGTCGGCGAGGACTTGGACGTGCTGAAGAACCTCTACCCAAAAAGCACCGACGAAGTGGTCGAGGCCGACGACATCGTGGCAGACCTCGTTCGTGAGTACCAAGTGACGAAGGAAGCCGTAGACCGTGACGAGGACGAACTGAAGCGCCTGCGGGCCCAGTTGGAGCAGGTCATCGGTTCAGCGTCAGCCGTGACCTACAACGGAGAAACCCTCTACACCTACAAGTCCAACAAGGACTCGGAGACCTTCGACGCTAAAGCCTTCAAGGAAGCCTACCCCGACATCGCCGCACAGTTCACCAAGACCAAGCCAGGCGCACGAGTGTTCAAGGTGGCGAAGTGACCCCCGACGAACGCCAAGCCCTACGAGAGAAGCATTGCAAGATTGCCTGGGATGGGGGAAGGTGCATGGCCTGTGGNGGNNCGATGGTTCACCCCTGCGACGTAATCAAGGTACTGGACGCATGGGAGGCAACGCTATGACCGACAAGGGCTGGCCCATCATCCAGGCACACGCCGACGACCTCGACGAGCAGGTAGCGGCGCTGACCAAGCGCATCGACACGGCGCTGGAGTGGATAGAACTGACCTTCCCCTACGGAGGGCTCAGCAAACTGAAGAGCATACTGAAAGGGGAGTTCACATGGGACGAAAAATAGACAAGGCGTTCAGCAAGATACAACTCGAAGCCAAGCGTCACCTGACGCTCTCGGTGACCCGAGGCACGGACTACGACTCAGGCTTCGCCAACGGGTTCGCTGAGGCCCTGCGGATAGTGGCGAGCGTTAGGGACGGCGAATGAAGCCCGACATCACGGTAGACACCACCACTCACACCGACCAGATGGCTCGGCTGCAGGAGGTACTTGCTGAACTGAAGGCGGAGTTCTGCGACCACGCCCAGGGCATCCGCTACTGCATGAAGTGCGCAAAGGAGATGGACTAATGATCCAAGCAATCTGCCTGACCATCTGCATCGTCGGCGGCCTGTTCATGTTCGGGAGTTCACGATGACCGCCGAGGGGAAGCGCCCAGCCTGCCCGATTACGCACTCGAGCCTGGCACACCTTCGAGCCAACCTACAGTTCACCAACTCCATTAGCATCACGTTCATCAAGGACGTGAACTACTGCCCAACCTGCGGAGAGAAACTATGAGCGACTTTGATGACTTTGACTCCTTCGTGGAGAAGCACAAAATCAGTGATGATGAGATGGGAGCAGCCTTTGCAGCGTGGCTGAGCGGCAAGGGCTGGGACGGAAACTTCGAG